GCATGATCAGTGCCGCATGGGACGAGACTATCGAACACCTTGCAGATGATGTTGCCAGCACTAGAAGGTATGTGCTGAGGAAACTGGTTGCACTGAGCAAGGAAGGCAAGCAAGAAGGTTCTCGTTTAAAAGCACTGGAGCTATTGGGGAAAACAGCAGGCCTGTTCACGCAGCAGGAAGCAGCAGCAGAAAAGACAGTCGCAGCAGAGCAACTGAAGCGGGAACTGTCGCAGCACCTGAAGCTACTCGACAACGTCAAGACGCTGAAGGTCAAGTGATGCGTGTAAACGATGGATGCGTGTAAACGATCCGACAGCGCGTCAGCAGGGCGACACGGGCTTTGTGTGCGTGGCTGCGCCCCCACCGTACCCCGACCCCCCCGATGGCGGCAGATGGGACCCGTCACCGCTTACGCTCGAATCCGCACAAACAATTACATCCCCCCACCAATGAGAACATTGCAAACCCCCCACCCCTCCGTTTCACGTGAAACATAGGAAAAGGGGGTCGTGTTTTTTGAGGGGGGGTATATATAAACTTGAATGTTTAAATGTTCTCATTTATATTTAAACAGTTGGGAAAGCGGATGCTGTGGATGTGTTTACCGGCGTGATTTCCGGCGTTCCACAGACGCAGCGAGTACCGACACGCATGGACATTTGCTGAAGGCAGACCGCACCACTGCCGACGAGAGATAAGTGAGTGTCCAGTCGTGTTGGTATTAGTAAGCCGACAGTTGCAAACGGGCATTGGGGAATAGCTGATACCAACAACCAAGACGCATGGGGATTGAGGTCCCTATCCGTGTTGGGAAAGCTGCAATTTGATTAACATTGGTCTGTGATCGGCGGTAAGTACCAACAATGACTGAAAGAAAAAGGCAGATATTGGAGTTCATCCGGGCGTACATCAAGATTCATGGTGTGGCTCCGTCGTATGACACCATCGCCAAGGGCATAGGGATGAAGGCTAAGTCCAATGTCCATAGGCTGGTCAGGAGGCTTCAGGAGGATGGGATTCTTGAGGTCAAGCCAAGGAAGTTTTATGGCATCAAGCTGTTTGACAAGACAGTGAAAGAGATTGCTTCCTTATGACATTGCTTACAAAAAAAGAAATAGCCGATTACATGGCTGTTGTGGACAAGCTCCCGGAGGCTGAGAGGAATAAGGTTTTTTCTCTGTTGGAGTTGGACCGGGTAGAGCGGTGCAAGGAGTCCTATCTTTTCTTTGTGACCCAGATGTGGCCTGCGTTTATCTCTGGGAAGCATCATCAGATCATGGCAGAAGCCTTTGAGAGGGTTGCCAGCGGTCAGCTTAAGCGGTTGATTATCAATATGCCTCCCCGGCATACCAAGTCGGAGTTTGCTTCTTACCTGCTCCCGGCGTGGTTCTTGGGGAAATACCCGGAAAAGAAGATTATCCAGACTGCCCACACCGCAGAACTGGCGGTTGGCTTTGGTCGTAAGGTCAGGAATTTGGTTCAGTCAGAGGCATATGGGAAGGTTTTTGAGACAAAGCTGTCATCGGATTCTAAAGCTGCCGGTCGTTGGAATACTCATATGGGCGGTGACTACTTCGCTATTGGTGTGGGCGGTGCAGTTACTGGCAAAGGCGCTGACCTATTGATCATTGATGACCCCCATTCTGAACAGGAAGCCAAACAAGGCAATCCAGCCGTGTTTGATTCGGTCTATGAATGGTACACATCCGGTCCCCGGCAGCGTTTACAGCCCGGTGGAGCCATCATTATTGTGATGACACGCTGGTCAAAGCGTGATTTGACCGGGCAAATCCTCAAAAATGCCGAAAAAGACGGGGTCAATGAGTGGGAAATCATTGATTTTCCCGCGATTCTGCCCTCTGGAACCCCTCTTTGGCCCGGATTTTGGAAAAAAGAGGAACTAGAAGCCCTAAGAGCAGAACTTCCTGTCTCCAAATGGGAAGCCCAGTACCAACAAAACCCGACTTCCGAGGAAGGAGCCATTGTAAAGCGGGATCAATGGCAGATTTGGGAGAAGGCAGACCCCCCGCCCTGTGATTACGTCATCCAAAGCTGGGATACGGCGTTTGAAAAGAACAACCGGGCTGACTATTCAGCCTGCACCACATGGGGTGTCTTCCAGCACCCCAACAAAAACGGGGATCTTCGCCCCAATATCATCCTTCTGGATGCATTTAAACAACGTATGGAGTTCCCGGAGCTTAAGAAGAAGGCTTTCGACATGTGGCAGGAATGGAACCCTGACACCCTGTTAATAGAGAAGAGAGCCGCCGGGGCACCCTTGATCTATGAAATGAGAAAAATCGGGATTCCCTTGTCTGAATATACACCGGGCAAAGGAAACGATAAGATTGCGCGTGTAAACGCTATATCCGACCTGTTTGCGTCAGGAGTTGTCTGGTGCCCGGAAACAAGATGGGCAGATGAAGTCATGGAGGAAATGGCTTCCTTCCCCAACGGCGACCACGATGACTTGGTTGACTCCTCCTCACAGGCTTTGATGCGTTTTCGACAAGGTGGGTTTATTTCGGTTCAATCGGATGAGGAAGATGAACCCAGATACTTCCGTCGTCGCATGGCTTATTACTAGGAATCATCATGGCGATTGAAAAGAGCGTCTATCAAGCCCCTATGGGTCTAGCTTCCCTGCCGGAGGAACCAATTGAAATCGAGATTGAGAACCCTGAATCGGTATCCGTGGATGGAGTGGAGATTACCCTCGAAGAGGGTCGTGAGATTGACGGCATTGCGTTTAATGCGAACCTTGCGGAAATTCTGGACGAAGGTGTTTTAAACAGTATTGCCAGTGAGCTAACAGATCTGGTCGAAGCTGACATAGACTCCCGGAAAGATTGGGCAGAAACCTTTGTCAAAGGACTTGAGGTCTTGGGTCTTCAATATGAAGAAAGGACAGAGCCTTGGAATGGAGCGTGTGGTGTCTACTCGACCGTCCTGACAGAAGCAGCCATAAGGTTTCAGTCGGAATCGATTATGGAGACCTTCCCTGCTGGAGGACCAGTCAAGACCGAGATCATCGGGGCAATAACGAAAAAGAAAGAAGAAGCCTCCGAGAGAGTCCGGACAGACATGAATTACACCCTGACGGAGAAGATGACCGACTACCGTCCGGAACATGAAAGACTCCTGTATTCCTTGGGCCTAGCCGGAGCAGCGTTTAAAAAGGTCTACCCGGACACCCAGAAAGAAATCCCTGCCGCACCCTTCATCCCCGCCGAGGATGTCATTGTTCCCTACGGAACTTCTTCTTTGAAGAACGCAGAACGTATCACCCATGTGATGCGCAAAACCAAGAATGAGATCAAGAAGCTCCAGTACTCTGGGTTCTACCGGGACGTAGAACTGGGCGAGCCGATGAACATTCTGTCGGACATTGAGAAGAAAAAAGCCGAACAACAAGGCTACAAAACCAACGACGACGACCGCTACCGGATCTTGGAGATCCACACCTATCTGGACATTGAGGGTCTGGAGGATGTGGACGAGGACGGCGAACCCACCGGGATTGCGCTGCCTTATGTCGTGACCATTGACCAAGGAACCAATGAGGTCCTGTCGGTCTACCGGAACTGGAACGAAGACGATCCAAATAAGCAAGCCCGTCAGCATTTCGTTGACTACTGCTACATCCCCGGATTCGGCTTCTACGGTCTGGGTTTGATCCACATCATCGGAGGGTACGCCCGTGCGGGGACCTCGCTGATCAGACAGTTGGTCGATGCCGGAACGCTCTCTAATCTGCCCGGTGGTCTAAAAACCCGTGGTATGCGGATCAAGGATGACGATACCCCCATCGCTCCGGGCGAGTGGCGGGATATTGATATTCCCAGCGGGGCAATGCGTGACAACATCATGCCTCTGCCCTACAAGGAGCCAAGCCAAGTCCTGTTCACCCTTCTGAACCAAATCACGGAAGAGGGCAGAAGACTAGGCTCTATCGGGGAAATGAAGATTTCTGACATGAGCGCCAACGCGCCTGTCGGGACGACTTTGGCATTGCTGGAACGCCAACTCAAGATGATGTCGGCAGTTCAGGCTAGGGTCCATGCCTCCATGAAGCAAGAGTTTAAACTGCTCAAGGAGATCATCCGGGACTATGCCCCCACCGAATACGAGTACGACCCGGAGTCTGGCGACCGTCAGGCAAAGCAGTCGGACTACGACATTGTTGAGGTCATCCCGGTCTCAGACCCGAACTCCTCCACGATGGCACAGCGGATCATGCAGTACCAAGCTGTGATCCAACTCGCTGCCCAAGCTCCCCAGATTTACGACCTGCCCAATCTCCATAGGCAGATGATCGAGGTCTTGGGGGTCAAGAACGCAGAAAAGCTTGTGCCGATTGAGGATGACCAGAAGCCCAAAGATCCGATCTCGGAGAACATGGCATTTCTTAACGGAAAGCCAACAAAGGCATTCATTTACCAAGACCATGATGCGCATATCGCGGCGCACATGGCATTTATGCAGGACCCAATGATTGCGCAAGTCATTGGTCAAAACCCGATGGCGCAGAAGATTCAGGCGGCAGCAATGGCGCATATTGCTGAACACCTAGCCTTCAATTATCGGAAGAAGGTCGAAGAGCAAGTTGGTGTACCTATCCCAGCCCCGGATGCGGAATTGCCGGAAGATGTGGAAGTCCAGTTGTCCCGACTGGTCGCCCAAGGTGCCCAACAACTACTTCAGCTTAACCAAGCTACTGCCCAACAGGCCCAAGCCCAGCAACAAGCCCAAGACCCCTTGGTCCAGATACAACAGGCAGAACTTCAGATCGATGCCCAGAAAGCTCAGACTGATGCCCAGATTGCACAGGCGAAACTGCAACTGGAAGCCCAGCGTATTGCAAATCAGAAAGAGGTCGATATGGCAAGGATTGCCTCGCAGGAAAAGTTGGCTAATCAGAAAGTTCAAGTTGACTTATTTAAACGGGGTGATAAATAATGGGCAACGAGGAGAAGGTACTCCAGCATCTCCTTAAAGAAATGAAGGAAAGGGAAATTTCCATTTCCGGAAGCATCTGTGACGGCGGTGCGAAAGATTACGCCGAGTACAGATATTTGTGCGGGCAGATTCAAGGTCTGGGGTTTGCACAAATGATAATTTCAGACCTTGTGCGAAAACTGGAGAGATTTGATGAGTGAAATCCTTTTGAGTGAGGATGGAGAAACAACCACGACGTTGCCTATTTCTGCGGAAGAAAAAGCGCGTCAACTGCCTGACCCGAGTACTTTTTATCTCTTGTGCGCTTTACCAGAGGTAGAAGAGAAGTTTGACAACGGTTTGGTAAAAGCTGGCACCACGATGCATTACGAAGAGATTTTATCGCCAGTGCTTTTCGTAATGAAAATGGGTCCAGACGCTTACAAAGATGAAAAGAAGTTCCCTAGTGGTCCTTCTTGCAAAGTAGGCGACTTTGTTCTTGTGCGACCAAATACAGGAACAAGACTGAAGATTCATGGCAAAGAGTTTCGCATGATCTATGACGACAGCGTCGAAGCAGTTGTCGAAGATCCTCGCGGAATATCCCGTGCGTAGGAGGGATCATGGCTGAATTTATGGAAACACTGGACTTAGACAAGGCTGGCGAGAAGCCTGAAGAGATCGTTGAGATGGCAGGTGACGACGATCTTGAAATTGAAGTCGTTGACGATACACCGGAAGAGGATCGTGGGCGCGAACCCATGAAAACCCCTCCGCAAGATCCGACCGACGACGAGCTTGCCACGTACTCAAAACGAGACCGGAACCGGATTCGTGAGTTTACAAAGGGGTATCACGACGAGCGCAGAGCCAAAGAAGCAGCATTGCGTGAGAAGGAAGAGGCTATTCGTTTAGCCAAAGCCTACTTTGAGGAAAATCAAAAACTCAAAGGGTCTGTTAATACTAGCCAGAACGCTCTTCTTGAGCAGGCAAAGAAGCAGATTGCGCTAGAGCTTGATGAGGCAAAGCGTAAGTACAAGGAAGCGTATGAATCGGGGGATGCAGATGCTCTTGTGGAAGCACAGGACCACCTGACATCTACCAAGTTCAAAGCCGAGCGATTGAGTAACTTTAAGCCTGCTCCTGAAGAGGAACCGGCAGAAAGTTTCCCACAGGCTGTACAGCAACCAGTCGAAACAGATGAGAAAGCCGAAAGGTGGAGGCAGAGAAACGAAAGCTGGTGGGGCAAGGACAAGGAAATGACCGCGTTCGCTCTAGCTGTGCATGACAAACTTGTTAACGACGACTACGTTGACCCTAAGAGTGACGAGTACTACCGACGCTTAAATGCTAGGTTACGCCAAGTGTTCCCGGATAAATTTGAGTCCGAGGAACCCGCTGATGCGTTTTCTCAGCGCCCTACAAAGTCAAATGTCGTTGCTTCAGCAACACGTAGCGTTGCGCCAAAGAAGATCACGCTTACGCCGTCTGAAGTTAACATCGCCAAGCGCCTTGGAGTTCCACTGGAACAATATGCGCGAGAGGCTGCGAGATTAAGGAGAGAAAAAAATGGATGATCAGAAACGTGAAAAGCGCAATACCGATAGCCGGGAAGAAAGAGACCTGAGGCCCAAGCGTTGGACCCCTCCTCAACTGCTTCCTGAGCCAGATCCAGAAGCTGGTTATGCCTTCCGCTGGATTCGTATCAGTACGCTCAATCGAGATGATCCCGTGAACATCTCTACGAAGTTTCGCGAGGGTTGGGAACCTGTAAAGGCTGCTAGTCAACCAAGAATGTTCCATCTGAAGTCAACGGACAACCGTTTTCCTGATGGTATCGAGATTGGTGGATTGCTCCTTTGCAAAACCCCTGTTGAATTCGTCGAACAACGTAATGAGCATTTCTTGGATCAAGGAAAGCAATTTATGGAGTCGGTGGACAACAATTTTATGCGTGAAAGTCATCCTTCGATGCCACTCTTTAGCGAGAAACGCTCGAAGGTCACTTTTGGTAGATCTTAATTTTTAGGAGCAACAAATGGCTTATCCCACTGTAAGCTCGCCTTACGGTCTACAAGCTGTCAATCGTATTGACGGCTTGCCGTATGCTGGGCAGATTCGCCAGATCCCTATTGCTACCAACTACGCTACCGCTATTTTCTATGGCGATACCGTAAAGATCAGCAATGGTTATCTGGTTGCCGATACCGGCACAGACGATGCAACTCCTTGCGGCGTTCTGGTCGGTTGTGCTTATGTTAACTCGTCGAACCAGCCTGTTGAGGGTCAGTTCTACCCAGCCGCAGCAGCAACCAGCACCAACGCTGCTTATGGTTATGTGGTTGACGATCCAATGGCTGCATTCAAAGTTGCTGTTGTTTCGTCCGGCACCACTGTGACCACCGTTGGTGTGAGCCGTGCTGTAGTCGGTTCAAACATGGCACTGGTCCAGAATACTGGTTCGACAACAACTGGTGACTCCAAAGTTGCGGTTCTATCTGGCAGCGATGATACGACTAACACCCTCCCGGTGCGTGTCATTGACGTTGTGCCAGCAACTGCGCTTGGAGCGGATGCGTTTGTGGAATTGATCGTCAAGATCAATACTCACCAGTACAACAGCACCACTGGTGTATAAGGAGAGTAAATCAT